CTAATAGTTTTAAATGGTTAGTAAATGTAGCTGTACTAACCACAGGTTTTGATGCCCCTGGGATTGATTGCGTTGTTGTGATGAGGCCTACTATGTCAAAGGGTCTTTGGTATCAGATGGTAGGCAGGGGATTTCGATTAGCTCAAGATAAAGAGAATTGTTTGATACTTGATTTCGGTGACAATGCTCTTAGGCATGGTTGCATAGATCAGATTGTTGTTGATGCCCAAGGCATTGAGCTTCCAGCAGCGAAAGTAAAGCGTTGTCCTTCTTGCAATCTCATACACAGAATTGGCAATATCATTTGTCCTTCATGTGGTTATTTCAAGCCCAAGGAAGAAGAGTCTTTATTCCCTGAGAAACTTTCTGCGAGCCAAACCAATGGAGAAATACTTGCTGGAAGGCAACCAAAGCAATATGAAATCGTAGCTACTGGATACACGATCTATCGTAAAACTCCAGCATCTGATCCTTGCATACTCGAAACACACGAAACGCTCGAAGGTAAGCTAATCAGATGCTACCACTCTCTTAAGCATGGTTTGGAATTTATAGTTTGGAAATGGCTTAAGTCGATTGGAGCAAAAGGTTTACCTGACAAGCATTGGAATATGAATAAAGAAAGCTTGCAATCTCAAGAATGGTTAGATACTATTCCGAAACCAATTGCCATAAAGGCACACATAAATGAAAAGGGGTACTATCATATCGATAGTTATTCCTTTCAGAGTAATCGAGTAATAAGCGGGGAGATGGCGAAAGGGTGAAACCATCCCCCCTGTGCTGGGAGGAAGCGGCCCAGCATCATTATCTTAACTAATTTAACCACAAAATCAAAGGAATAGGTGTGCCTTGGACGAAATAAAAAAACAGGCATTGCGAGTTCGTAAACAAGGGTTATCAGTCTTCTCAACTAAGGTAGATAAAACCCCAGTAATTAAGCGAACTAATAGGATAGTGGAGCTAAGAGCTAACCCACTATCAGACCTCGAAATTGAGATAGATTTTAGCCACGCAAATGTAGCAGGGATCGCCATCAACTGTGGCCCAGTTGTTGGCAAAAACAAGGACTTAGAATGCCTTGATATCGACTGCCCTAAAGTGGCATTAGACTTCCTTCCTGACCTTGAAGCATCAAGCAAGGAACTACACGATAAATTGTGTGGGTGCGTGGAAACAACCCCATCTGAAGGATTGCACATTTTCTACTATTTGCCACTAGGCAAATCTAAATGCCGTGAATTAGCAGTAATGTCTACGGATAATGGCAAGAAGTGGTTAGCCGAAGCTAAAGCTAAAGGATCGACTAAAAAGGTTGCCCCACCATTGATCGAAACTAGAGGTGCGGGTGGATATGTGGTTGGATTCTATTCTCAGGCAGTCTCAAAGATTGATGGATTAGTTAAGCCATATAAAATGATTCATGGAGATGTTGCAACCATCCCAATGCTTACTGCTGATGAACATGAATTTCTAATGTCATTTGCTCAATCATATGACCAAAAGGCAGCAAAGAGATTCATCGAGCTAAATAAAGAACCTTACCAGTACAAAGAAATAGGAAAGAAGACAGCGTTGGATCAATGGAGAGCGGAAACTTCATGGCCCGAAATTCTTCCAGACTCTTATAGGGTTGTGGAAGTCAGGCATGACTACTTTTTAGTTTGGCATCCAGATTCAACAGGCCGAGAACCTAATGCAATTGCAGGGTGCAAGAATGGAGGTATGGATCGCTATTGGAATTTCAGCCCATTGGATTGGAGATTGAGTCCAAACATACCACTTACCAAAGATTATGTTTACTGCATGAGTCGAGGTTGGCAACCTGGAAGTAGGGAGTGGAAAACATTTTACGCACAGGTATTTGCAAAATACTCTATAGATAAAATTGAAGACGAACCTGTCAATGAATCAAGATGGGATTTCCTTGAAACAACAAAGTCAGGCAAAGTTAAACAGGTCAGAACTGTAGACATTGTGCCTGACGATGCCATTTCATTTCCAGGCTGGATCGACACTTATATTGACTACTGCATGAGAAACGCATTGTATCCAGAGAAGCGAATTGCTGCTGCATCTGCATTAGGGATGTTCTCCGCTTTAGTGGGAAGATCCATCATGGGGCCGAATGAACTGAAGCTAAACTTATATATTGTCGTGCTTGGTTTGACAGCTTCGGGAAAAGATTTTCCACGAAAATTGAACGCTAGAATTTGTATGGAAATTGATAACGCAAGCCTCTTGATGACCAAGGTTGGTTCAAGAGAGGGTCTTGAAGAAAAGGTGATTCAAGGGCCAAAATTCCTCATGGCAGACGAAGGGGCATTTGATCTTGAGAAAGCTAAATCGGGTGACACAAGATTCAATGATGTTATGGGAACGATGCTAGAACTGTTTACATCGAACTACATTAAGAGAAGAGCTAAAGCGGGAGATGCGGATTCAGAAAACTTTATTCGCTATCCATTCCTTTCTATTATGACATCGTCAACTCCCGAAGAATATTTTAAGGCACTATCACCTAAGATGCTTCGGTCAGGTTTTTACAATCGCTTACTGATTCTTCAATCTGCAATCAGAGGAAGAATGAATCTTCGGGGTATGTCTGTATCAGAACCGATTCCAGAATACCTAGTAGAAGTTGCTGCAAGACTGATTGCCATGAACGAGAATCTTGTTCCTGGGGTGATCAAGGAATTTATGGCAGATACTAAACTTGATGCACTTGGAAATGCTCCACTTAATCAGATTGAAAGGGATTCAAAAATACTTCTTCTTGATGAAGATGCGTTAGAATTTTTCCAAACTCAGGTGTGGGAAAACGATGACCTTTATTCAAAGTATCAGAAGAACAGCGAAGAAGAAAAAGCATCTTCATGTGCTAGGCTTCCTGAGTTAGCTTTAAAAATAGCTTGCCTGTGGGAACTTAGCCAAGACATAAACGCTGACACAATTTCTCTAGCTGGTGTAATGGCTGGATTTAAATTTGTTCGTGAGGTTAACAAAAGACAAACTGCTAATACAGTTATGGTGAGCGATACTAAGTTCGGTGAAATCACGGATAAGCTACTAAACATGATCAAGGATTCACTAAACGAAATCGAACCAGATGTGTATGGTGTAAAGATGATTGATGCTAAAAGGCATCTCAGGAAGATCGTACACAGCGGGCAATCGGTTGATGATGCAATCCGATATCTTCAAGATTGCGGTGAAATTTCAATCAGAAAAAGCCGAGATGCTAATGGTGCTGGCTCAATGTATATTGTTATAAATGAGCAAACACCACAGAGTATGATTGAAACAGTTATCGAAAAAAGGATTCCTAAAGATGGCCAATCACCTTCTCAATCCCAATCCGAGGAATCGACATAAGGGCTAAGTTAAAAGCATCTGCAAGATCGGGAGAGTGTTTGAGTCTACGCTTCATCATGTCTTTAGACTCGACCACTCTTCTTCCGTTTGTATCCACAATGTATACAGGTGTTCTGAGTTCTTCCATCATCCTTTCACGCATATGAAGCGGAAGATGCCCGATTGAAACTTTACCTTCCATAGCTAATTCTGCTGCCTCGAACCAGAGAGCGGATCTCATGTTCGGGAACTCCCGCCACCTAGGTGCTTCACCAGATGAATTAATGCCATAGAACATATAGTCACCCTTGTTATCGACCACACCACCACCAACACCACCCTCATCAATAAGCACAGGGATCTTGTATTGCGATTGCCTTGGGTTCTCATATTTTTGGCAATACTCTTTAATCTTTTCTGCGAACTCTTTTGTAGACAATCCACGATACTCCTTTGCATCTATGATGCAGCATCCATGCCTGACAACTAAACAGGATCTATCGTCACCGAACCTTGCAGGGTCAGCACCGATCTGAACAACCCAATCTTTATTGAGCGGAATTGGATCAAGGATCTGCTTAAGTGCCAAAGCACCCCATACCGAGTTGATCGCCTTACTAGGGTATCTTCCCAAAACTTGGATATCAAACAACGGATCTTCAACCATGTAGTTGTGATCATTAAATGTAAAAAACCCTGGTTCAGATTCTTCACCTTCTCTAGCGGTTCTGCATTCGTTTTTAATGCGGTTCTCTACATACTCATAGTTAATAGCACCTGGCACAAGATCAGCTTTAAAAGCAACATTAGGATGGTCTAAAGCAGACAGGTGGAACACTTTCCAGTCAGGAGAATTTTCAGCAAAGTATGCTGGTGATGAAGCATCGTATGGGTTAAATATGCAGAACCATAAACAATTCTCTTTTGATGCTGAAAGCATCGACTCTGCTCGTTCCCAGAATGTGGGTTCAATACCAGATGCTTCGTCAAACAAGATGCACAAACCACCAGCGGAGTGTCTACCTTGGAAAGCATCAGCCTTCTGAGCGGTTAAACCTTGGATGTAATGCGAGGGATTCTTTTCAAGACGATTAGCCTTGGGCATCCAGTTTGGATCTCTTGGTCTAACCCTGCGTAGTTCTTTGAACACACCATCTTTGATCTGTTGGGCAACAGGTGCTGATATCAAAACTTCTGATGGGGTAAAGTGATCGTGAAACCATGAAGCAATTACAGCACACAAAAAAGTTTTGCCTTGATTATGTGCTGACCTGACCAAAATTTTTCTTTCACCATTGGCAACGGAATTAAATATCTCCATCTGTTGCGGAGTCAGGGTTATTCCGAGGTATTCGCAATACTCCCCTGGGTCTTTCGGAATCACTATAGTCTTCTGATTCTCCCGATTCACCCTCTTGACTTCTTGGATCTCCGAAAGCTTCCCCTGCAACGCTGGACTCGATAAGACCTTTTGCCATTTCTTTTGCAAGTTGTTTGTTGAGAAGTTTTTGGAGTTCTTGCTCATCGTTTCGTTCCTTATTATTTCGCTCAATTATCCATTGCATGGCTCGCCAATCCTCAGCCCCATGTTCATGGATAACCTGTTGCATAGCTATAGTAGCCTGTGCTTTCGCCTTAATCATCTCCTTCTTGTGCCAAGGCTCAAGATCCCTTTTGGAGATTCCAAAGGCTTTCATTGCTAGTTTGAGGTCAATTCCCCTCTGGATATTTTCCAGCATTTCATAGAAACTATCGGAGTCGATCATGATTTTGGAAACTCCTTGCCCCCTGGAAATTCAACATTTTCGGGTGTTTCTGGGTCAATCAACATTCTCATAAGCTCAAGTGTCTCAGAGATATAGATCAAACTTGCTGCTATTGATTGAGATGGTTTCCCTTTTTCATAGGCAGCAATGGCTTCTACCATCCAATCCGCTCCAGCTTTACTTAACATATTGCATCCTTTCAAAAACAAGGTAAAATAGGTAACAGTATTATAGCAAAAAGCAAGAGGAATTTCGATGGCAGATTTAGTAGGGGCAATAGAAAAACTGAAGAAACTTTTAGAAGATCGATCTAAGCGGGTTGGCAGAGCTACGAATACGAACCCAGCACCTAACCCAGATATTACCACAACCAATCAATCTGTCATATACACACCACCTTCTGCTTGGATGAAATCATTAGAATACTTTCCTATGGCAAAGGCTCAGTCAGGTTCGGTTGTAATGAGGGCTAGAGGGCCAAATATTGGGTATATCTACCCAAGGGTAGGTAAGGCTACATTTAATAAATGGGTGGCAAATAATTGGAGAGGTGGCTTCATATACTGGTATGGTTCGCCTAGTCTAAAGGACTATTCAATCATTGCTAGAAAAGCCAGACCATTTAGAAGAGGTGGAACAGGTAGAATGGGAATTGCTGCCGTAAGAAGTAGAAAGGTCAGAGGAACAAAATATTATGAGATACCTAAAAACATAAGGGATAGAGGAAGAGCTTCAGCAAGAATTGCCAAGAAAAACAAATGGAGGTTATAATGTACCTTAATCCATACTATCGCCATATACAAGAGATGAAACGATTCTATGTCGAATCCATCACTAAGGAAGACATGGCTATCGTAAAGAGTTGCCTAGTAAGAAAAATTCGTGGTGGCAACATGAAAGCGGTAGAACTGTTTATGAAATTCACCGAGTGGCAAAAAGAACTGGATGCTGCTAGTGATGCAAGGCATGAACTTCAAGCCATCATGGGTTCACCTACGGATGGGCTGATGAAATCGCTTCGCCCTGGGTCGATGGAAATTTCTACTGGACAGCTTGAACAAAAGAAACAAGCTTGATATATTAACCTTGTCCGAATGATTCTAGGGCTTGTTTTAGCAATTTCCTGAGACGAATTTCACCCGAAGTAGAATTGCGACAGGGTGAAAAGTTTCATTCGGACACTCTAAAATTCTAATCTGGTTCAACAATATTTAAAGTAAAAATAGCTGATGCTACTGATGTTTCACCTGTTGGAATATAACCAGAGTTGAAACTAAAAACCACAGGATGATTTACATTAATAATTACAGAACCATAAATTGTACCAGTAAACAAATTTGCTGACTGTTGTTGATACCCATTAATTAACATTGAGGCTGTTGCTTTAGTTTTATCTGGGTCAACAACTTTGTAATTATAATAAAGAATACCATTTCTTTCAGCTTTAAAATTCATGTATTTAGTTACACCATCACTAAGCATAGTCACAACTAATTTAGGTGTGTTTGCAACACCATTACCAGTATAAGTTCCAACATAATCACCTGTACCTGTTTGATCTAAAAAAGTAAATCCATACGGATATATTGGTGTAGGCGGGGGTGTTGGTGTTGGGCTTGGTGTAGGTGCTAAAGTTCCAATTGTATCTACAAGAATTGCAGGATTAATTTTTTCTGGATCAAAATCAACAAAAAAACTTTCTCCAGAGTTTAATTCTTTCACTTCGGTATAATCGTAATAGCCAATAAGACGATCACTTTTGCTGCTGTTATATATTATTAAATATCTGAATGGGCCGAAGAATTGATTTTCGGGGCAAAGAAATTCCATGTTTTTTAAAAACAAACTATACACACCTTCTGATTCCGTGTATTTTGTTTTCTCCAAAATATAGCCACCACTTGGGTATGACAAACTCCCAAAAAGTTCTGGAAAATCTGTGCTATTCCAATTTGTTTTATTGAGAGGTAGTGGCAAATATACTTCTTCAACAGAGTCGTATTCCCCTGCTGACAAAGCCATCTTCAAAACATCTGACTCTAAATCATGCAAACCGCCAGCAAAATCTGTTTGAAAGCAAGTAAACGGAATTAGTGTTGCCATAAAGAATACCCTTTATTATTCGCTAGAATAGTCAGAACATTTCCAACATAATTGAACTTTTTCATCATTACCAGATTGTCTACAAGTGCCATGCTTCTTGCATTCGTGGAGAACACTACCACCGCATCCACATGATGCTACCTGTTCTAAAGCCATACCTAAACTTACACATGGGTTCTTTTTAACTTGATAAATTCTTTTTACAATTTCTCTGGCTTTTTTCATTGATTCTTCTGTTTCAGCATTCCCTTTTTTATCTTCAATTAATTTTGTTTTAAATTCTTCTGGATTTTCAAAATACGCTGAATCTTGAATAGGATTGACTTGGCATTCCTCTACAGTTGCAGTTGGGAATTCTAATCCGTAAAATTGAAAAACAGGATCTCCAGCAAGAAGACCAGTAAAGTCTGCTTGCATGACCAAAGGACTTGTGTACTTCAAAAACTTTATTGAACCTATAACCCAAGGCCCAGCGGTAATTCCAACCACCCTAACCGCAACACAAATCGCACTTACACCAATTGTTTTTAAAATTATTTCGTAGCTACCTAAACCAGAAACTCCAACATAACCGAATTGAATCCTTTGTTTTCTATCAGTAAAAGATTCGTCAGGACAACCAATGTTTAATAATTCTGCTGGAAATTCTCTGTTGGGATACATTTGAATTCCATCATAATAATAGCAACCACAACTATCCGCTTCACCGCAGTTGTCGCTATTGACTCCAAGTTGTGCAACTTGAGGAGTCCAAGAAACCTTGTCTTTTGGAGATGCTAAAACAACTAGGCAAGAATATTCACGAATAAACCCGCCTCTCTTTGATCTTAAATTGCATTTTGGAGATGCGTTTTCATAAGATAAAGAACAGCCAAAATGATAGCTAATAAGAGCAATTTCTGCCATTACATATTTAACTTCCCCGCCACATTCATTATCGTTAAACGATGTCGCTACTAATGGTGATCTATAGTTTCTTCCATAATCACCATCATCAGTTGATGCAACTTCTGTTAATTCAAAACTAGTTGAATTACAACCTACATATTGCAAACTTCCTGGCATTAATCTTGATATGCTAACACTCAAACCAAGTGTACCAGAAGTGTTTGCAGTCATTACTGCATCAAATTTTAATCTGTATCCAGCGGGATCACCTACATTATCAACACCTTGCGAAGTTGTATGGTTCGCTGTTCCAACCCATGTATTATTGTTTACGCTATCTTCATTGTAATCAGCAGGGCAACCAATAAGAATCATAAAAAAGTTTGGTGCATATAGCCTTGTACCTATTAGATCGTTATTGCAATCTTCTCTGTAAGTATAAAATGTAACCACACCAGAAACATAAGGTTGTTTCAGATAACAAACCAAACTGCAATTGATATCAAATGGTATTGGCTCAACTGCATCTGGGTCACATAAATTATATGCTATTTTTTCAACATGGTTTTTGTGAAGATTAGCTGTACCGCTTATAAAATAAGGCATTATGCACCAACCATGATTTTTAGATTACTTAGAGTAAGATTTACAACTTTTATTCCTTCATCACTAGGATTTAGTTGTGATGGTCTAACCTTTAAATTTAATGGCATTGTGTAGTTTCCAGAACTATATCCATTCTTCATAAAAAACATTGTGAAATAATTTAATTCGGGATCATTTTTAATCGATGGTATAACCTGTTTGTTTTGCAAATACCATCTTATTCTTCCTACTCTTGGACTCAAAACATTTTTACCAGTAAGAAATATATTTGCTTCTAACCCAAATGTTTGTATTAACGGATTCACACCTTCTATCAATCCGTTGTACTCAGGCAAATCTTTAAAAGGAAGTTTTAAAGCCATTTCTCCAAAAAACAAAACAAAAGCAAATCCATCAAATTCGCCAATCATTTTTTCATCAAGATCAAAAACCCTAATAGGATTTACAAATGGAAGAAAGTTTAATTGAGATGTATCCGCTGTTGACCTGTCAACCTTACCTTTACCGCCTTCGTAATTTATTTCTGTGTAGTAAGGTTCTGGAACATTTTTATTTGAGTACATCCAACCAGCAGGTTTTCTTACTGTAACCGAATCTTCTGGACTATATGGGTAAACACCTACAAATTCAAAAGGGTCAACTAATGGTGATAAAAATATATCGCTTGGACTAGCATCTAAAAAATTATAAGACAATCTTCCTTTTTTCAACTTTGATATTGGATTGATCTTATGTTTTGAAAGAGGAATAGCTGTAAAAGTATTCTTGAATTTTGGCCCATAAAATTCGTAAGCGAATTGTGGGGGATCACCGCCAAAAAAAACGCTTCTTGTTCCCCAAGCATTTATATCGTTAATGTCAAAACAATAGTTTTCAAAAAATGTTTTTTGAGTGTATCTTTCATTATAAGAAAATCCAGATAAAACCTTGTCGTAATTTGGTTCTGAAAGAAGCGTAGTATTGTCTTTCCATTGTGAACCAGCTTGTAGCTCAATTATAGAATTATCTGGCCCGCCAACAACAATGTTGGTTACTGTATTATCAAAAGTAATGTATGCTGTAATGTCATCTAAAGGCAAAAACCTTCTTGAAGAATTGTAGCAATTCCCATTAATTTTTATCCCATATCCATGTTTCAAAATGATATTCCTGTGATGTCGATATGAAAACTGCAAGGATTATTTTCAGTAGATGTTTGGCTCATTGTAAAAGTTGTAGCACTACAACTTAAATTAGTTGTCGGCCCTCCAGCATTAGGAGGAAGAGCAGCAAGAAAGGCATATGATGCTTGTTGTGAATTAGTAGAATCTTCTGGAACTAAAGGATCATAAATATATATTGCGTAAGGAACATCTGGCAAAGGTGATCTACTAGGAGCAATATAAAAAGCTTGTTGTTCGCAATCTTTATTGGTTCTAGTAAACACTACTGATGTTGGTGTAGTTGGATAATCAAGACAAGGATCAGAATCCGTTCCAATTTTGTACCATGTACCATAAAATGCTTTAGGAAGTTTACCTCTCCAATCGCACATATAAACCTTGTAATGCAATGGAGGAACTTCGTTTTCGGGATTAAGTTGCGGATTGTAGCAATTAAAGTCTTCGCTTATTTCTTCTGGCATTTTTTATTACTCCGCTGAATAAGTTACACGAAGAACATTTCCAACGCATTGAACATTAGTAACAGAACCAGTTGCAGAACTTGCACCAAGAAATTCAAAAATTTCCCTTCCATCAGATTTATCAACTCCCCTTGATCTCGCCAAATAAATTAAACCACTACCTGTGTAATTTCTTCTGCTAAAGGTTTCATCTAAATTATAAGGAATTGAAAACAGTTTAACGCTCGTAAATCTAGTATTGTAATCAGCAAATAAACCACCAACAACTCTTTCAAAAGTTTGCCCATTCCAAGCTACTTCATAAAAATCGTGGTATGTATGATAGCCACCCTCTGGATTACTTATGTCAACAGGTATTCTTGCGTTAACACAAACATACACAAAGGGGGTGTTGCCTTCGTTGCTTATAGTAATACTACCAGATGCAGCATCAAAGCCAACATTCATCCCAGAACCTTGTACTGGTTGTATACGCATTAGCTACCTCTAAAAAAACAGGACACAGTTTTAATTGTGTCCTGTGGTTATCTATATATCTTAGCGAAGACTATCGACCACAGCAACTTGATCCACGAAGGCTAAAACGAAGTTTGCCCCCACGGAAAACCTTTGCATCGGTCTTTACTGTTTCGATCTTAATAGTTTTTTCAACCTTTTTTTCGATCTGTACTGCGGGTGCAGAACATTGACCATTCGCACATGAACTCTTGCGAATAGGCAGATCAATTACCATTCCAACCGCCAACACTAAACTAAACATAATGCTTCCTCCTAAAGAAAAAAAAGTAACCAAGCACATTATATCGACCAGTCGATAGTTCGTGCAGGGTATCCATCAAAATTCGAGAAAGAAAAAACTTCCTCTGCACAGATTCTATCCATATCCTTGGCTTTAATCCAGTACGAACCTTTAGGCTCGCCAAAATTTCCTGGCGGTGTTCCGTGAGCATTACCCCATGAATTCTGAATCAAAAAGATTAATCCAAATTCTGGATGAACAATGAAACCTAAACATGATTGCTGATGCCCCCATGATTCGTTCCTTGTCGCTAACTGAACGGATGGAGTTCCAGATGCCTTTACCCTAAGATCGCTAAATCCCCACCAAGACGAAGCAATCGTAACAGGATATCCATTAGCCAAGGCCTGTTTGACCTGTTCGCTGTTCTTAAGCCGTGATGTACTTTGAACCTTAAATCTTTTAGCCGTATCAGAAAGATCCATTGGAGGTTTGTTTCCATTAGACCAAGACATTTCTGCTTTAGCACCAAAAGTCCAAGATCCGTCTTGCTGGCAAACTGGCTGCGGATAACTAGGATCTATCGGTGGGCAACCATCTTCATTAAGCGATTCTGCCATTGAAGAACCAAATGAGCCTTCACCTTCCCCATTAAGGCCTCCACGCTTGCGAGATTGCCCATAATTGTACAATATGAACGGAAGCCTCCACTCTTCAAAGGTTTGCCTTTGGGTGATGATTTCAACAGCTTGCAGGGTAGCCATAACTGCTAATGCACCCTGACCTACACATGAACCTGTTTTCTGATCCCAAGGGAAAAATTCATAACCAGCAGCTTTGTTTACAACTTTGTAAAGAAGCGATTCCTTCAAATCTGGAGAAGGCCCAGCGATCTGGAAAGGAACAAGCTTTGCATTGAACTTGTCTTGAAGTTCTTTAGGTTGAGTATCGATTGGTAGCCAACCAAATTTACTTGGAGATATCGGTTCTTCTGGTGCAATTACTGATGACGATTTTCTTGGAAACGATAAAGAAACTTCTTTATTACCAAACCTTGGTTGTTTTTCCATAGCCATTACTTCAACTCCTTTGCTATCTGATTAAATTCGTTAGTAAGAAGATCCCTGAGTTTTTGATCAAGTTTCAACGAACCATCTTTAGGAAGTCTTTGGTTCAATCTTTTGCCAATCACATCTCTAAGATTAGCAAGTTCATTTTCCATGAATTGTTTATTGATAGTTGCCTTTGCTGCTTTAAAAACATCTGTAAGAAATTCGTAGTCGTTTTTCTGACATTCTTTTGCAAGCTCATCGTAAAACATAGACAACCATTTTACTTGATCTTTGTCTTCTTTTGCTGCTGCTGCTCTGATGTCATTATCTGGATTTACTGGTGGAGCGGGTGGAGTAGGAGTGGGTTCATCACCGATCACAACAGATGTAAACGCTGGTTCAGAAGGCCCAAATTCGTTGCCAACATAAGCAAACAATCTGTACACACCCTGTGCTTGTGATGTAACCACAAGTGTCTTTGAATCCTTTAGCAAATCAACAGGGAAAATATTTAACCCTTTGTCGATAGATACCCATTTAACTGCTTTGGCTTCAGTCTTTGAAGCAATGCTTATAAATGCCCCTGGTTGCCCAGAAACCTTTGCAGGGAGTTCTATAGTCGGAATCTGAAGAAACACTAAAAACAAGAAATTAATCATGGTTGCTCCTTTTTATTTATAATGTGCTTTAGAATGTGCTTATAAGAAAACAGAGATTAACAGTTTTAGTGCAGTCTTAAGAACAATTGCCCAAGGAACGATTCCAATCGTAATTGGATTGCCATGAAACTCACCTTGGGGAATTGCTTGCTCAAGAATAGCTGCAAATTCTTCAAGAGAAACTTCTGCTTCTTGAAAGATTTTTTTATCGTCAGGAATGACTTGGTCGGCAGCGTAGCCAACAATGTTCCAAAGTGCATTACTAAATTCTTTATTACCTACATCTTTTTTGCCCCGAATTTTATCAACAACAATCATCATTGCTTCGGCTGGCATTGTCTGTGGGAAACTAATCATGCTTCACTTCCTTTTTTAAAGTCCTAGTGTAATTCAAAACTTCCGTCAAAATTCTCAAGCTTTCCGCTTGAGCCTTGGCAACCTCGCCAATCGAGTTTTCTAATCGATCTATGAACAGCATATGTCTTTGATGTAAGGGCAATAATATGTTGCTTCCTAGCCACCCAAAACCTTTATAAGTTGTCCAAAGCATAAAAATCAGAAAACTTAAAGACACACCGAATCGCTCAAAAATGTCGATGATATTGATTTCTGCGAACATCATTTGAATCATCTCCAATAAATAAGCATTTTATCATTTAAGGCCTAAAATTGGAACAGTTTTTTGACCTTTTAAACAGAAATATAAATTGATGTTACAGTTAAATAAGTCATGCCAGAAAACCCGCTTCCATTGCTGAAAAAGATCGACAAATTGTCGCCAGAAGAAATAGCTATTGTTCCTGTAAAACTCATGCCATTGGCATACAGAACACCTTCTATATAAGTTCCATTGATAGTCACATAAGCTGTTGAACCAGAACTCATCATGTCATAAAGATTAAAATTATAATAAAGCGTTCCACTAACAGATGCTTGGTAGTTAATATACAGCGTGTCGTTTACACTACCTGTTAATGGAGACATCATCGAACCATCACCAGTAACTGTATGACTGCTACCAGTTTCTGAAATCTTAACTAGATTTGGTGTAGGAGTAGGAGTAGGTGTAGGAGTAGGAGTAGGTGTAGGTGTTGGTGTTGGAGTCGGAGTAGGAGTAGGTGTAGGTGTAGGTGTAGGAGTAGGACTAGGAGTAGGAGTAGGAGTCGGTGTAGGAGTCGGTGTGGGTGTGGGGGTTGGTGTGGGAGTCGGTGTAGGAGTGGGGGTAGGAGTAGGAGTAGGACTAGGAGTTGGAGTAGGTGTAGGAGTAGGACTTGGACTAGGGGTAGGTGCAACATTTTTGATATTTACCACTCTGTTTGTAAAATTAGTTACTGTCATGTTATGAAATCTCCGCACCAAATAAAGAAAATCCAACTGAACCAGCAGTAGATTGAACAGCAATAACATCTGTTGCAGACAATGTAATTCCTATCGTAAGAAAAATAGAATCTGATGCTGCAATAGGTGAATCATAAGCAATGTACATTTCATCTGAAATTGACACACCCAACTTTTTTACAGCAATCCTAAATGTTCTTGCAGATGTAGCTTGATTGCAAATAGCTAATGTTGAAACAATAGTGCTTGTTGCTGCTGGAACTGTATACAAGTTGGTTAGCGTTGCTGCTGAAGGTATAACCTGACCCAAAACTTTATGGACTTGTGGCATTACATACCCCCGAATAAAAATGGATGAAATATATCTTTTGCAAAGTTTGGAATTGAAACTGTTGTTGCTTCAGTTATCTGGCCTTTGGAACTTACTGTCAAAACAGGAATCGCTGATACTGAACCATATTTTCCAGAAGTAACACCAGTATTTGCAATTGCCAATGTGATCGTTCCAGAATCAGTAATAGGTGAATCGTAAACCATAAGGTCAGTAGAATCTATAGCTACAGAACTTACACTTCCAATAATTCCACCAGTTAGAATCTGCAAAGGCGAAGATGGTGTTCCATCTCCAGTAAGACTAGCATCGTGACTAACCGCTGTAAGATATATGTCAGATAAATCTGGAATATCATCAGAAACTAATTCACGAAAAGAAGGTTCGCCAGTAGTGCTTACTTTACCGCACAGAACTGTATTTTTTGCAACAGTTTCAAAAGCTATGTCTATAACACCGCTGGAAACAATTGGACTACCAGAAACAGAGAAAATAGAAGGTGCTGTAATTCCAAATGAACTTGTAGAAGGTGTAGTGCTTTCATATCTAAAAACAGTTACATAAGTATCATCAACAGTTACCACTTTAGAAACAGGATCTGAAGCAGTTACAACAACTTTTTGATTGTTTACGGAAACCATGAATGGTTCTTCTTGAACAGTTACATTGGCAAAAATATCTGTTGGCATTTTATTCTCGTTATTGAATTAATTCTAATTCTTCAACAGTTGTTGCCGATTCAACCGCTCTTCTTTTTGCTGCAAAATCTTCTGACATTTGTGATCTTGCTGCACCATATCTAAGAAGTAAAATAGTCATTTCAGATATGGTTTCAAAATTAACAACTGAATTATTCATGGCTATGATTGATGGTATAGCGAGGCCCATTGCTGCTGCTTCCTTTGCCAAAGAAAACACACCTACTAAAAGAGCAACATCAGATGCAGTAATGCCAAGACTAAAACCTTGGCCAGAATCCCAACCAGATTTTTCTAAAGCAGTCCATTGGCTATTTATTTCTTGAAGCTTCCTTGCTTTTGCTTGTGATAAAGCATCTGGTTCTGCATCTGGAATATAATCCCAAACTTTAGATACCAATGATTTTAAAAATACACCATCAGCA